ATAGCTTTACATAGTAAAATAGATAGTGGTAAAGTAAAAATTAATGATATTCTATATAACGATTCTTTAAATAAAGCGTTTATATATAAGATGATGCACAATATATTTATTGACAACATAAGAAACGACAAGGATATATTAATAGATAAAGAACTAAAAAACATTATAGAAGCAGATAATGAACCTTATGTAGATATTGAAAAAGTAGTTGATGAAATAGTAGATAGCTTTTATTGGTTCGATAGAAAATTATTTAATTTATACAGAAAAAAATTTCACAGCATAAGGAAACTATCCGCAGCTACTAACATATCACACGTAGTTGTATGGAGAACAATTAACAATTGTATTAAAGAGATTAAAAAAAAAATTAATGAAAACTGAATACTTAATTAAAAAGATTGGTGAAGAAGTAATTGATTTACTATTAGAAAAAAATGCAGCTTACGGAGATACTGCAAATAATCCATCAAACGTATTTAGTAATCTAAATTCTATTGAAGCTATTAAAGTAAGAATAGATGACAAGTTAGCAAGAATTAAAAACAAAGGTTTAAATGATAAAACAGAAGATACATTAACTGATTTAATAGGTTACTTAGTATTATTAAAAATAGCATATATTAAAAATGAAAAGTAAAGGTTTAGGCGATACAGTAGAAAAGATAACAAAAGCTACAGGTATAAAACAAGCTACTGATTGGATATTTGACAAGTTAGGTAAAGATTGCGGATGTGATGCGAGAAAAGAAAAACTAAATAAATTATTTCCATACAAAGTAGAATGTTTAAATGAAGAAGAATATATATATCTAAAAGGATTCTTCTCAATAAATAAAAACATAGTTAACAATATAGAACAAAAAGAATTATTAAAGATTCATAATAGAGTATTTAACACCAACAAAAAACCATCAAGCTGTGGCAGTTGTGTAAAAGATTTAGTTAATACTATGAAAAGATTATATAATGAATATGAACACGAAAGAGAAAGTAAAAGCAATTGAAAAAAAGTTAATTGTATTTTTAAAAAAATACAGCACAAATACAACAGCAAATGTCAAAAGAAGATATAGTAAAACACCAATGGACAAAAGGTAAATCTGGTAACCCAAAAGGCAAACCAAAAGGTGCTAAGAATAGAAGCACAATTATCAAAGAAATACTTAACTTAATGGTTAAGAAAGTTGATGCAGATGGTAAAGCAGTTTGGCAAAGTAAAGAGTATTTAATGGTTGAAGCATTAGTTAATAAAGCTATTGATAAAGGTGATGTAAATGCTTTTAATGCTATATATAATAATTTGTATGGTAACTTAAAAGATACTGTTGATTTAAATACTACAGAAGAAGTAAACCACGATTTCAGAAACATCATTGCACGGATTAAAGCTCAATAAAAAGTATTTAGTATTAGATGAATCTTTTGCAAGGTACTTTATTGTAACAGGTGGTAGAGGTTCTGGTAAATCATTTGCTGTTAACTCTGTTCTATTACTTTTAACCTATCAAGCTGGCCATACAATATTATTTACAAGATACACGCTTAGGGCTGCAAGTATTAGTATCATACCTGAGTTTATAGAAAAGTTAGAACTGCTTGGAGTTATTGACCAATTCAAAATAACACGTGACGAAATAATAAATACAGGCAATGGTAGCAAGATAATATTTAGAGGTATCAAAACAAGCTCAGGCGACCAGACAGCAAATCTAAAATCATTAACTGGTATTACTACGTGGGTAATGGATGAAGCAGAAGAACTTAATGATGAGGATATATTTGATAAAATTGATTTAAGTGTTCGTAATAAAATACAAGAGAATCGAGTTATATTAATATTGAATCCAACAACAAAAGAACATTTCATTTATAAGCGTTGGTTTGAAGATAGAGGTGTAAGTGCTGGTAGTAATATAACTAAAGAAGATACTACCTACATTCACACTACATATTTAGATAACATAGATAACCTTTCAGAAAGCTATATTAAGCAAATTGAAACAATGAAGGTTAGAAGACCAAACAGATACAAGCATACTATTGAAGGTGCTTGGCTTGATAAAGCTGAGGGTGTTATATTTACTGATTGGAGTATAGGAGAATTTCAACAAGTAGGTAAAGTTGTATTTGGTCAAGATTATGGTTTTAGCAATGACCCCTCAACATTAGTTAAAACAAGCATAGACAAAGAAAATAAAGTTATCTATATACAACTATGCTTCTACCAAACTAAATTAACTACAAGCGAGATATTACAATTAAATAAAAAGTTTGCAGCAGATAATTTAATAGTTGGTGATTCAGCAGAACCAAGATTAATAACAGAACTTAGTAGAGATTGTAATGTTGTGCCAGCTATCAAAGGTCAAGGTAGTATAACATTTGGTATTAGTTTATTACAAGATTATGATTTAGTAATTACTGAAGATAGCACAGAATTAATTAAAGAGTTAAATAACTATTGTTGGTTAGAAAAGAAATCACAAACACCAGTAGATAATTTTAACCACGCTATTGATGCGTTGAGGTATGCGGTTAGCTACCAATTACAGAATCCTAACTTAGGAGAATATCACATTTATTGAAGCGGTGCTTTAGCCACCCTTAAGCATTTAGATAAGATAAGATAAGATGAATATAGGTAAAGAATTAAGAGAACATAATAAGTTAGTTGAGGAGCTTTTAGAATTAGCAACTATAATTACACAACAATTAAATAAACCTAAGTTAGATTTAGAAGAAAGTATAATTGAAGAAATAGGTGATGTTAAATATAGATTAGAACAAGTTGAGAAATATTATGATTCTTCTAAGATAGAAAAACAGGTATTATTTAAGAAAAATAAAAATAATTAATTATATTTGAAATAAGCAAATTATAGCCAATGTTAATTTGCGTTTTGGTTAAAGTAGGTATTTGCAAAAGAGCATTGCCTACTTTTTTTTATATTTGTATATAACGATTCACTAATTTAAACGTTTATATATAAATGAAGTTAACTATTAACATACCAGAAACACTTAATGAAGTTACTTTAAAGCAATACCAAAAGTGGTTAAAGATTGCTGAGGGTAAAGAACTGGATTCATTCTTACAACAAAAGATGGTAGAAATATTTTGTAATATACCACTAAAACAAGTATTACAAATAAAAGCTACTGATATAAACAACATTTGCGAAGAACTCACAAAGCTATTTAATAACGAACCTAAATTTATAGATAGGTTTACTTTAAACGATAAAGAGTTTGGATTTATACCAAAGCTGGATGATATATCATTTGGTGAATACGTTGATTTAGATACCTACCTTGCAGATTGGGAGCAGATGAACAAAGCAATTGGTGTTTTATATAGGCCAATAACCTACAAGAAGAAACAACAGTATTTAATAGAAGAATATGAAAGTTCTGATAAATACGATATGTCAGAAGTTACTTTAGATGTTGTATTTGGTTCGCTTGTTTTTTTTTACAGTTTAAAGAACGAATTACAGAAAACTATCCTGAACTATTTAGCAACACAGAAGGAGATAGAGCTACCTCAGCATCTGCGGGATTCTCTGCAAAATGGGGATGGTATCAATCTATCTACGGACTTACTAATGGAAACATTCTCAAATACAATGAAATTACCAAATCAAAACTCCACACTTGCTTAATGCACCTAGCATTTAAAAAAGATAAATATGAATTAGAACAACAAATATTAAAAAGAAGCCAACGATGACAAAGCAAGATATATTAGAAGAATTAACAGAACGTAATTTATTAATTGAAAACGACCATATAATTTTAGTTGATGGCTTTGAAGAAGCATTTTTAGGTATTACAGCAAATCATCCAGTACAAGCAATTTATGATTATTGGATTTGTTTAGATTTATTAATTCAACGCGATAATATGGATTTTGATGATGCTATTGATTCTCTTGATGAATTTATAGAACAAGATTTAGGTAATCACACACCAAGATATATAAAAGTAATATGAACAGTTTTTATAACATAATAGATAAAATAAAAGAAGTAATTACAGCAGAACCATTTAACAATGAAATATCATTTGGTGATATTGCTGATATTGATTTAAAGAAACAGAGTTTATTTCCATTAGCTCACGTAATGATTAACAATAGCACAATAAACAACAATTATGTAACTTTTAACATTACTATATTCTTTATGGATTTAGTTGATATAAGCAATGAGCAAGTAACAGATTTATATAGAGGTAATGATAATAGGCAGGATATATTAAACACTCAATTAGCATTAGCCACAAGAGTTATGCGAGTATTACAAAAGAGTGATTTATATAGAGATAAATTTGAAGTAATTGATACTGCAAGCTGTGAACCATTTACAGAAAGATTTGATAATATGCTTGCTGGTTGGGCTGTTACTTTTAATGCTGGTACTAAAGATGAAATGACTTACTGCTAATGAGTGAATTTAAAAAGGCATTAGAGAAATACGCGAAGTATGTTATTCAACAATCACGTAGTAATTTAACACGTGGTAAAAACAATGCTACAAAACAACTATATAATAGTTTAAAGTATAAAATACAAGGAGATAAAGTTTCTTTTCTTAGTGAAGATTATGGAACTTTTATAGACAAAGGTGTTAAGGGTGCAAAATCAACATATCCTGAAAGCTCAGCAAGTCCATTTAAATACACTACTAAACAACCACCAAGTTCAGTATTTGATAAATGGAGTATTAAAAAAGGTATTGCGCCAAGAGATAGTAAAGGTAGGTTTGTAAGTAGACAATCATTAAATTTTTTAATTGCAAGAAGTATTAAAAGCAAAGGTATTAGAGCAACATTATTTTTTACAAAACCATTTGAACGTGGTTTAGATTTATACGGAGATGATATAGTTGCTGGTTATTTAGAAGATAATTTAAAAACACAATGAGTACAATAATAAGAACAAGAAGCCCATTTTTTATAAGAACACCACAACAAACAAGTAGCAGTTTAAGTTACTTTCAAATTAATATAACTGTATTTGGTGGCTTAAGTTCATCAACAGAAGTTTGTGATGATTTGTATGCAACTTATGCACTACAGAAAAAACCATTAGGAGCTGAAAACTCTGTTTCATTTGATATTAGTGAAATAGTAAACGACCACTTAGAACAAATATTTACAGGTACTTATTCTGCATCATCTGCTAAAAGTTCTATCTGGGTAACTGTAGCAACTTCAGCAAGGCAATCAGATGGAACTGTAATTGGTTCGGTAACATCTAACACTTACTTAGCACAAGAGGGTTATAACACATTTAAAGAAGGTGTTAACTACACAACAGAACCTATTGCAATGATAACAGGAACTCACTTTGAATATCATAAAGGAAGTACGTTAACAATACCAGTAAACGTTGAAAGAGTAAGTCAAGTTGAATGGGTAGGGAGTAATGGTGTTTCAGTTAGAACAGATACATTTACAGATAATCTTAATCAAAATCAAAAAATTCAATTTGCTCAATTTACAGATACAGACATTAAAGATATTGCAAGAGTTAAAGTTACTTATGACACATCAAGCTTCACAACTATTTTAACAACAAGAATAGAAGAATGTAAATACCCAGTAAACAAAATAACATTTGTAAATAGATGGGGTGCTATACAAGATTTATTTTTCTTTAAAAAATCTGTAGATAGTTTAGAAAATAGAAGTGAGAATTATAACAGAAGTATATTTGAAGCAAGAAGCGTGCATTTAGACCCACCAGAAGAAGAAGGACAAGATTGCCAAGAATCTTTAACATTTAACACATATTCAACTACAGCACACGCAAAAAAAACATTTAATGCTAATGCTACTGAATCTGTTTTATTAAATAGTGGTTTTGTTAACGAATTAATGAATCCATTTTTTGAGGAGTTAATGGTTAGTGAGTACATCTGGTTAACTGATTCAAGTGCTAACATATATCCAGTTAATTTAAAAGAAAGTTCATTTACTAAAAAGACAGGTTTAAATGATAGGTTAATAAACTACACAATGAACTTTGAAAAATCATTTGCTTTAGTAAATAATATTAGATAATGCAGAAGGTTATTCTATACATACAACCACAGTTAAGAAATACTACAACTACTCAAGATTTTGTAAGAGTTGACTTAATGGAAGAAGAACTAATTGAATTAACTCAAGTTATTCAAGATGCAAGAGATATAGAAAAAATATTTACTGATTATAGTAGAACATTTAATTTACCAGCAAGTAAAACTAATAACAAAATTTTTAAGCATTGGTATAATCCTGATATAGATGGTTTTGATAATCAAATATTTTGTAGTGCAAGAATAGAATTAAACCACTTACATTTTAGGTTTGGTAAAATAAAACTTGAAGAAGCTGTACTTAAAAATGGAGAGATTTCTATGTATAAAGTAACTTTCTTTGGAGATACTTTAACACTTACTGAATTAATTGGAGAAGATAAAATTGATAGTTTAGAATGGTTAAGTAATTTTAATCACTCAGGAAGTAATGCTAATGTCAAAGATGGTTTAGAAAATGGTTTAAATTTTACTGTAGATAGTGTTGTTTATAACGATGCTGTAATATATCCATTAATAGCACATTCACAAAGTTATATTTTTGATGATACTAATAATTTAGATAATGGTTTAAACTTAAGTATTGATTCATCACATCACCAACAAAGAGGAGTATTGCCTGAAGATTTAAAACCAGCTATACTTGTTAAACATATTATAAAAGCAATAGAACAACAATACAATATAACTTTTAAAACAAGTGAGTTTTTTGATTCTGCTGCTATGAATAATTTGTATTTATGGCTACATAGAAATAAAGGAAAATTAATTGCTCCTAATTTTAAATTAGTAAATGATATTGCTTTTACTTGTACAAGTGCAAGTGTTGTTTGTCAACAATTTGATGGCACTAACCCAGATGTTGAATTTCATAGCAATACAGGTATTTATGAATTTTATTTATATGCAGAAGATTTTGAATCAAAATTTATTTATGATGTAACAATCACACCTGAATCAGGTTCTGCATCAACAGAATATACTGCACAAATAATTAATTTAGAATCAAATCAAGTTGTTAATACTATTCAAGCTGTTACAGGTACACAAAACATTTCAATATCGTATGGTAGAGGAACAAACAACGCTTTAGTTGTTGGTCAAGTTTATCGTTTAGCTGTCAAAATAACAACAAATACATCATTTAGCTTTGATTTAAGTATTGATACAACTTATAGTGTTACAGCTTCAGGAGGTGGTTTTAATACATACACAGCAACACACACTTCTAATCCTTCTTTTATACAAACAACTTCTGATATTGAATTAATTAATCAAATACCAGATATTAAAGTTCTTGATTTTTTAAGAGCATTATTTAGTATGCACAACTTAACTGCATTTCTAAATTTTAATGGTGAAGTAGTTGTTAAAACATTAGATAATTTTTATACTGGTGGAGATACTTTTGACATAACTCCATTTGTAAAAACAGATGAACATTCTGTAGGAGTTACAGTTCCATTTAGTGAAGTAGATTATGAATACTCAGAACCACAAAGCATTTTAGCACAACAGTTTTTTAACACTAATAATCAAAAGTATGGTGAATTAAATTATGTAGCTGATATTACTAAAAGTAAAAAGTATGAAATTAAAATACCTTTTGAACATATGTTGTTTGAAAGATTGCAAGATAAAACAAGCGGTGCATTAACTACAGTTCAAGTTGGTAGTTTCTTAGATGATAATTTAGAACCAAGTATAGGACAACCACTTTTATTTTATGGTATCTACCAACAGAATCAAGACAATATAAACTTCTTAGAAAGCACAAGACCTGAAACTTATGCTGCTTTATGTCCAACAGGTACAAACTCAACCTTGAATGATTATTGGATTCCAAGTGCTTGCAATGAACTAGGAACTGCATCAACAGCACCAACTTACAATTTAAACTTTGGTAGTGAAATAAATACCTACACACTTACTGATTATGGTGGTAATAATAATAGTTTATTTCAAACATATTATACTAATTAC